GCTTCATAATTGAGCGCCATAAGTTAGCGCGTGCTGACCTGCAAGCCCTTATCGGCGTTGAAGGTTACAGCGACGGAGCCATCCGCGCCGTGTTGGAAGAGTACGGCAAAGGCGGTCTGCGTGACTGGATTTATGTTGACATGAACAAGGCTGCGGCTGAAGGCAAGTCAACTATGGGTGTGCAACAGAACCCGTCTGAATTGATTGATGCGCTCCAGTTCTGGGGAAATGTCCAAGGGCAACTGCTCAAGGACTGGGGTATGACCGAGGAAGAGATTCCCGATCCGTTGATGGATTACCCCATCGAAGGTTGGGTGGTCGGGCACTGGGTCATTAAAGCGGTGGTCAATGCCGACCCCCTCGGGCGTAAGCCGTACTACAAAGCGTCCTACGAAGAAGTCCCTGGCGCATTCTGGGGTAACTCTGTAGCGGATTTGTGTCGGGACACCCAGGACATCTGTAACGCTGCCGCTCGCTCATTGGTTAACAACTTGTCAATTGCCAGTGGCCCACAGGTTGTGTACAACATTGACAGACTCCCTCAGGGCGAAAACATCACTCAGTTGTACCCCTGGAAAGTTTGGCAAGTCACATCCGACCCATTGGCCGGGTCAGCCCCTCCGATGCAGTTCTACCAGCCCAATTCGTTGGCTGCGGAACTTATGGCGGTCTATGAGAAATTTGCCACCCTGGCTGACGAATACACGGGTATCCCACGGTACATGACGGGCGACAGCCCCGCAGGTGGCGCAGGCCGCACTGCTACAGGCATGAACATGCTGATGAGCAACGCTGGCAAATCTATCAAGCAGGTGATTGCCAACATTGACCGTACGGTTATTGAACCAGCCATTGATCGGTTGTATTTCTACAATATGCGGTATGGCACAGACCCAGACCTCAAAGGGGATGTCAATGTTCGCGCTCGTGGCGCTGCGTCCTTGGTGCAGAAAGAACAGGCTCAGGTTCGCCAGAACCAGTTCCTCCAGATCGCCCTGCAAAGCCCTGCTGTCCAGCAAGTCATCGGCATGGAAGGCATTGCAGAGTTGTTGCGTCAGTCGGCCAAAACGCTTGACCTCAACCCTGACCACATTGTTCCCCCTGTTGAAATCCTCAAACAGCGACTGGCAAATGAAGCACAGATGATGCAACAGCAGCAAGCGCAGATGGCTCAGCAGAACGGGCAAGCCGCTGCCGGGGGTACGCCTCCAGCACAGCGGCCAGGAGCACAACTCCAGAACGGTGCGCCGGTAGCAAATAATTTTGCACCAGCAGCCGGAATCGGTAGTTGACAACGGTAAGTTCTCGTATATCATCCACACAAAGGAGTAAAACCCATGCAAGCAATCAACCCAATGGAAAAGCGTTCAGCTGAGTACAAACAAGAGTCAGCCAAAACTGACGGTATGTCCAAAGGCCCAGCCACTCAAGGCGCTGGCGGCAATGATGGCAACATCGACGCTATGGGCAAACGTGGCGGCAAAGAGTACGCCCAGATGTCTGCAAAGACGGACGGAATGTGCAAATAAGGGTTGACGAAAGGGTTGCCCGGTGCCTTGCACTGATGCGCACCCCAGAGATGCAACCTTTGGTAGAATTTTTAAAATCGCGGCGTCAAGAGACTCTCGAAAGACTTGGCGAAGCAACAGGTGAAGAAATGAAGTCCCGGCTCCAGGGCCGGAACCTCGAACTCAAGGAAATCCTTGAGATGGTGGATCAAGCGGAAACGCTGGTCGCCAAAACCCGTAGGTGACAAGCAGACCGTTAAGTCGGAGCGCGACACCGCAACATTAACCAAGTAGCAGACCGTAAGCGAACTTGGACTGACCGTAAAGCCGGAGTCCTAGAGCGTAGTCGGAGCGAAGGAGATAGAGATATGGCATTGCCACGAGCTATTCAGCAACAAGTTGATGACGCAGATGCGTTTGTAGCCCAAATGACAGGACAGACCGATAACACGGAGACTGTTCCAAATTTAGACCCTCAACCCCCGGCTGATCCGCCGCAGCAGCATGTCTCGCAAGAGCCGCAACCAAAATCGGTATCCGAAGAAACGTGGGAACGCAAGTACCTTACGCTCAAGGGTATGTACGATGCAGAAGTGCCACGCTTGCACTCGCAGATGAAGGAACTGAATGTCCAAGTTCAGACCCTAATCGCTGAGAACGCAGCAGCAAAAGCACAGCAGGCATACGAACAACCGAGTACGGCCAAGACTCTTATCACTGAACAAGACAAAGAAGCATTTGGTTCTGATCTGTTGGATTTGATCGACCGTGCGACTGAACAGAAAGTAGCGGGATTCCGCGACCGAGAAAGTCAGTTGCTTTCGGAAGTGAATGAACTGAAGAGCAAGCTTGGGAACGTGAGTGAACGGCAAGGTGTTTCCGATAAAGATCGGTTTCTGTCTGCGCTGTCTGCACAAGTTCCTGATTGGGAAACCTTAAACGTAGACCAAGGTTTCCTGTCATGGTTGGCAGAGGTTGATCCCATTTATGGGCTACCCCGCCAGTACGCATTGACAAATGCTTATGAGGCATTTGACGCAGCCAGAACGGCTACGATTTTCAAGCAGTACAAAAACATGATTGCTCCTCCTACGCAACAGCGACAGCCGAATCTTCAAAGTCAAGTAGCGCCGACCCGCTCTCGTTCGACGCCTGCTACTACTTCGGCTGGGGACAAACGAATTTTCTCTCAACAAGAGGTTTCGGAGTTCTACAACGAGTGGATCAAAGGCCGGTTGACCAACGAAGAGGCGGTGAGAATGGAAGCAGAAATCAACGCCGCCCAAGCCGAAGGCCGTATTCGTTAAACGACCCACGCATGGCGGTACTCATCAAAGTTTTTTAACTGAAGAAGGAAGTAGCCATGTCTACAATTACCGCAGCAGCAGCCTATCCGATTAACTCTGGTGGTTTCAACACCCCCGGTGGTCAAGTTGCCTATTCCGGCACCGCTTATTCGGGTACGTTCATTCCCGCCCTCTGGTCTGGCAAGCTGGCCCAGAAGTTCTATGCCGCCACCGTTTTTGGCGAAATCGCCAACACCGACTGGCAAGGTGACATCACCGGCATGGGCGATACCGTGATCATCAACACGATCCCCACCATCACGATCAACAGCTACAGCATCGGCCAGAATCTGGCTTATGAAGTGCCTGCTCCCAGCACCATCACTTTGGTGATCAACAAGGGCAAGTACTTTGGCGTGAACGTGAACAACGTTTTGGAACTGCAAGCCAAGCCCAAGTTGATGGACATGTTCACCAACGACGCCGCCATGCAGATGAAGATTCAGATCGACAAAGACGTTCTGTATACCAACTTCAACCAAGGCGCTGCCGCCAACCAAGGTGCTACCGCTGGTGCAATCTCTGGCGCGTTCAACCTGGGCACCGATCTGGCTCCCGTCACGTTGACCGCCTCTAACATCCTGTCAAGCATCACTGCTTTGTCCAGCGTGTTGGATGAGAACAATGTGCCCGAGACCGACCGTTGGTTGATCATCACCCCCACCGAGCGTCAAATCCTGATGCAATCGAACTTGGCTCAAGCCCAGTTCATGGGTGACGCTTCCAGCGTGTTGCGTAACGGCAAGATCGGCATGATCGACCGCTTCAGCGTGTATGTCTCCAACCTCGTCCCCCGTGGCGCTGCTGGTAAGACCTACATGAACCCCAACACTGGCACTGACGCCACGTTGACCAGCGCTCTGAAGCGTCACGCTGTGATTGCAGGCCACAAGTCTGCCATCACCTTTGCGTCTCAGATCGCTAAGGTTGAGTCCTTGCAGAACCCCAACGACTTCGGTACGCTGGTTCGCGGCCTGAACGTCTACGGCACTCAAGTCGCTCAAGCAAACGGCTTGGCCCTGTTGCAAGTCGCAGGCTGATAAACGGGGGGCTTCGGCCCCCCTCAGTTGACTTACAAACAGGAGGCTATATGGCTATAATTGACGATCTGATCGCCAGTGGTTTGTCTCTGCCGCAGGCACAACAAGTTGTTCTTGAAGACACTACCTCTAACATTGATGGTCTGGTGATTGCTGGGTTCTCGTACGTCGAGGCTTTGGCGATTACTACCCTTGATGCGGGTACTAGCACGCAAG